GTCCTTCTGGATCGATGGTGTTGTCCTGCTCCTGCTGTTGCTTCTCTTTCATGTAATGTGGCCTTGTGTCTTCAATTGAACTGGTCACAGCAATCGCTGTCTCGGTGTCTATCGTTGGGTCAAAGATCACCCTGATGGTGTCTGATCTCTCGCCCTTGAAGCCCTTCTTGACGGTCTGCAGGTAGCCCAGCTCTCGCAACTGGATCACCTGCTTGCTGACAGCCTGCTGGCTTATCCCAAGGTCTTTGGCTAGTCTGGTCTGACTCACCCAGGTGATGCCAGCCCTGTTGGCAAACGAGCAGATGGCCGCCAAGACCTGCAAGCCACCGTGGGTGAGCTTCTGGTCGAACACAGCCTTGATCGGCAGCACAGCCACCTTACGCCGGTCTGGCTCTGGCTCACGCTCCTTGACCCTCGGCTTTTTTGGGATCTTGAACTCCACAATATTTGTCGGTAACGGGTTCAATGCAAGCCCTCGGTAGCTTTAGCAATGGCAATGCGTGCCTTGTCTGCCAGCAAGCCTGTAATGTCGAACTCCGACCCGGCTTTGTTGGTTACAAGATATTCCTCAAAGCATTTGACATACTGTTGAGCAAACCAAAGCAGATCGGGAGCCGCAGCCGTTAAGGACTCGCTAATCTCGGAATTCCGTATACGGTTTTCCGAATTCCTTATACGGTTTTTCATAACTCATCTCCACTAAATAGACTTATCCACAGCAGCAGTGCAATCACCAGCACTGCAACGCCTGCGCCCATTAACAGTAACCCGGTAAAGATCCAGATCACAGCAGTGCCTTGATCCGGCTGATCTCCCAGCCTGTGGCATCGTGCAGCTCGAGGATTCGGTTAGATGTGAAGCTCACATGCCCATGCCGGTACTTGCTCACAAAACCCTGTGGCCACTTCATTTTGACCGCAATGTGTGCATCGTTCCTCGCTGGTAGCTCCGCAATCAGTGTGTCCAGCAACTTATTTGGTGTCCGTGGTTTTTCCACTTTTATGCCTCCTTAACATTTCAGTACGCAGCTTTGTTCGCTCCTCATAGCCTCGCTGCTGCTCGACAAGGCCCAGGTACTGCAGCTTCGTGATCTTTGGTTTGCGTGCCTTGTCCGGCAGCTTTAGCGCCCACCTGGCCTCGCAATCGTGCCTGTACGCATCGCTGTGGGTACAGACCTGGTTGCCATCCACCAGCACCGTGCGGGGCTTCCAGTGAGCCCTGTCGCAGTGCTGGCAGTACTCATAGCCTGCGGCCGCCATGCCTGTGTGCGTGCCGCTTGGCCTGCCTAATGGCGGCCATGATGCCTAGACCTGAATGCCGCCACATCCGAAACACTCTCCAGAATCTAATCATTTCACCCGCCGCACCTTGTTCTGTTTCGCTGCCTTGGCCTGCTCACGCTGGATGCGCTTGAACTTGGCAGCCAGATCCATCGCCGTGCCAGCAGGCTGATACTTAAAGTTTGGGTTCCAGACACTTGGCGTGGTGTCCTGCTTCTTCTGCTTCTTTGGCGGCATCTCATCAGTCGCCAGCTTCAAAGTGTTCTGCATTGTTTCCTCCAGTTAATTGATCCCTCATCATCGGTATGAAGTCCTCGAGTAAAAGACAGACCCGCCAGGGCTGGCCGTTGCGCCTGTAGACTACCACCGGTATTTCGCTGGGATTGGCGCAGGCCTCCACCTGTTGCGACCACGCATCAATCTGCAGCCGCTCCTGGCGCTTAACTTCCAGCCTGAAATGCTCAATGGTGATGTCATCAGCGCCATCCCTGGCTTGGCCCAAATTGCGCTTGACCACGCGCCCGAGCTGGTCTGCCAGGATGCCTGCCAGCTCTCGTTCACCGGCTGCGCCCTTGTTCCTCTTGCCCCGACCGTTCACCGATTCCCCAGCAGTTTGTTTAGACGCTCCTGGGTAGTCTCGTACCGCTTACCGTAGGCCTCCAAGATCAGCTCCTCCAGGATCGACACCCGCGTCCTGCGCTGCTCGGATGCAGCCTGGTCAAGCAATTGCCTGACCTCTGGCCGCATACGCATTAGAAACATCTTGCCCTCTTTCATGCTGCCCCCTTGTGTATATCGCCCGAATATAAAGCCAGCACCGTAACATCGTCAACGGTTGCCACTTTGATAGCACTACAAATTATTTTGCTTTGGGGTGTTGACATATCGCTGCGATATATGAGATCTTCTGTCTACGGTCACTCAAGACCGCAACCTCACCGAGATACAGGGAGATTGAGATGCAAGCAATCAAGACCATTACCAATAAGCGCGGCATTCAGTACGCCTTAGTCCAAGACGGCACTACATTTGGCGTTTACAAGCTCTGCGAAAACTATAACCGCCATGTAAAAGGCGGCATCAGCAAAGTCTGGCGCTACGTTCAGAAGGGCATGACCCTCGACGCAGCAACAGCATTGTTTAACAAGCGGGGGGCTTAATCATGACCTCCTACGTTGCTTACTTCCGAGTTTCCACCGAGCGCCAGGGCCAGTCAGGCTTGGGCCTCGAAGCCCAGCAGGCACAAGTCAAAGCCTACGCTGACAGCATCATCCACAGCTTTACTGAGATCGAATCAGGCAAGCACGATGACCGGCCACAGTTAGCCGCCGCCATCGCAATGTGCAAAGCCACCGGCAGCGCACTACTGATCGCCAAGATCGACCGCTTATCGCGCCAGGCAGCCTTCCTTTTGACCCTGCGTGACTCTGGTGTGCAGATCGTTGCCGCCGATATGCCTCACGCTGGCACCCTCGAGTTTGGTATCCGCGCTGTGGTCGCACAGCATGAGCGCGAAGAGATCAGCCGCCGCACCAAGGCAGCACTGCAGGCCGCCAAGGCCCGTGGCGTTCGCCTGGGTAACCCAAACCCGCAAGCAGCAGCAGTTGCCGGTGCAGCCGCTGGCCGTGCCAACGCTGACGCATTCGCAGCCAAGGTGATGCCCATCATCGCCGACATCCAGCGCTCTGGTGCCACCAGCCTGCGTGCAATCGCCACCGCTCTGCAGGCCCGTGGTGTGCAGACAGCCCGCGGCAATACCAAGTGGCTGCCAGCCCAAGTGTCTAACCTAATTCAGCGAGGTGCAGCATGAGCGACGATTTCTTCAATGGTTTTCTGCTTGGCATGGCCGTCATCTTTGCCCTGTTCTTTGTGGCGGGTGTCATATGATCACCGGCCAGATCCTGCGTGACGCGCAGCTAGCCCTTTTCGAGCAGCGTGATGCTGACTTCCTAGCGCACTGTCGGCGCATTGCCACCGACATCGCCAAGAGCCAGGGCAGCGTGTCCATCAACGATGTCCGAGCTGCCATCAGCCTGCCTGCGGAGCTGCACCCATCAGTGTTGGGCGCTGTTTTCAGAGGTAAAAAATTCACAGCAATTGGCTTTACCGAAGCCACACACAAGGCCGCCCACGCTCGCGTGGTGCGGATCTACAAACTCAACGAGGAGAAATAAACATGGCCGGAAAGAAAACACCTGACTACATGATGAGCGCCAGCCGCCTGCCTGCGCTGCTGGGCCTGTCCAAGTATCAGACACCCAACGATGAGCTGCAGTTCTCAATCAACGCAGCCAAGGGTGTGCCACGCGAAGACAAACAGAACGAAGCAATGGCCTGGGGCGACCGGCTCGAGTCCATGATCCTGCGGGAAACTGCCAAGCGGCTGGAGCTGTTTGAGCTGTCCACCGAGTTTGACTCAGCCTTCTTCCACGACACACTGCCGCTAGCCTGCAGCCTGGATGGCTACGCGCATGGCCGTGGCCAGAAGATCCGTACCGACACTGACGCAGGCATCATCGTGGTCGGCCAGGATGAAATCATGCTCGACGGTTTTGGCGTACTCGAGGCCAAGCTGACAGCCGTGGCACCCGAGGAGATACCAGCGCTGTACCGAGGGCCAGTGCAGTTGCAAGCACAGATGGACATTATGCAGGCCAAGTGGGGTGCGCTGGCTGTGCTGTACCAAGGCACCACGCTGCGCATCTTCCTGTTTGAGCCACACCAGCAGACCCTGTACACCATCAAGACAGCCGTGCTGGAGTTTCAGAAGAAGCTGGACAAATACAAAGCCACAGGCGAGATTGACTTCTACCCGCCAGCCAATCCCAAGGATGCCGACCGTATGTACCCGGCAGCCGACGAAAACGTGGTGGTCAATCTGCCTGGTCGAGCCGAGCAATTGGTCGATCAGATCGTGACTGCCAACGCCGACATCAAAGCAGCCGAAGGCCGCCGCAGCGAGGCCGAGACTGAGCTGAAGGCAATGATGGGCCAGGCTGCCAAGGCCAGCATCGGACGCTTCGAGATCCGCTGGCCAATGCGCAGCTACAAAGCCACAGCAGAGAAGGTTGTGCCTGCGAAAGAAGCCTACAGCATCAGGCAGTCAACGCTGTCGATTAAGGAGATCGCATGATCTGGCGCGACCCGACCAAACTTGAAGAAGCCCACGCACGCGCTGTCGTTTCGCTGCTAAACACCATACCCAAGTGCAGCGAAGAAGAAGCTGAGGAAATTGTCGAAGCCTTCACCGCTTTGATTCTGTACACACTGCAAGCCTTTTTACCTTCACAAGGAGATGACGATGCAACTAACCATTAGACCGGGATTCGCACCCACTACCTTTTCCGAAGCCAAGCAGTTTGCCGAAGAGCTGGCATCGTCCAGCCTGGTGCCAAAGGCCTACACCGGCAAGCCACTGGACGTACTGGTGGCCATGCAGTGGGGCGCTGAGATCGGCCTGGCACCCATGCAGGCACTGCAGAATATCGCCGTGATCAATGGCAAGCCCAGCGTCTACGGTGACGCAGCAATGGCGCTGGTGCAGGCATCGCCACACTGCGAAGACATTGAGGAATACTTTGAGAATGAGAACACGCCAAACCCGACAGCAGTCTGCGTGGCCAAGCGCCGTGGCCGCAAGCCGGTGGTCGCTAAGTTCTCGGTCGAAGATGCCAAGCGAGCTGGCTTATGGGGCAAGCAAGGCCCGTGGCAGGCGTACCCAAAGCGCATGATGCAGATGCGGGCCAGAGGTTTCGCATTAAGAGATGCCTTTCCTGACGCGCTCAAAGGCCTGATCACCGTCGAAGAAGCGCAAGACTTTCCAGATGAGGCAAAGCCACGGCCACCGAAGGATGTCACACCACTGCCTGCCAATCCGTTGGACATGATCCCGCCACCAGCAGAGATCCCAACGCAGGATGAGTATGTGCCTGACCTGGATGAGATCAATGCTGAGTTGCAGAATGCGGCTGCCGAATCTGCAGAACCTGCTGCAGAACCTGATGCGCTAGATGGGGTGCCGTTGTATGTACCAAGCAAAGGTGAAAACACCGACCCGAGAATCATATCAGCTCACGGCACTTACCAGGAATGGTCGGATGCCTATGAAGCAATCGCTGAGAAGACGCTGACCGCAGGCAAAGCACCGGAGCGCCAGCGTATGACAGCGCTGCGGCAGTTGAAGGAGGTCAACAAGGACACCATCGACAAGCTCGACCTGGTGGCCAAGACCAAGCACACCGAACACTACCAGCGCAGGCTGAAAATCTTGGGTGCCACCATGAATGACAAGGAAAAAAATCCCGGCGAGTAACCGGGAAAACCCGCTGATCCACCTTGGTCGCGCAGGAGTGGCGCAGGGTCAGCGGGGGGTGTTCCTTACTGCTTCGTACTGCTTGAGACAGGTGTCGAGGGCGCTGGCAAGCCTTGCTGCGTCGGCGGCGTACCACGCAAGAAACTCTCCATTTCTCCGATCCAGTTCCGCTCCACTCGCTCCACTGCAAGATTGGGTGGCACCGGACACGGCACCTGCCGCGGCGGTGGAGTTGCGGTCGGGGCGCTGGCGCAAGCTGTCAATAAGCTTGTCAGTCCGACTATTAATATCTTTGACCCTTGCATTGGATTCCTCTCTTAGCTGATCGGCCTGTGCCTGTAACTGCTGCTCTTTCTCACGCGCAGCAGCCTGGGCAGCAGCATACTCAAGCGCGAGTTTAGCCTTTTCCTGATCCCATTGGGCCTGCACTTCTGCCTTGCCGTGCGCTGTGCCTTTGGCATAGCCGCCAGCACCCGCCACGGCCACCGCAATCACAGCACCAGCAATGAACCAGGGATTCATTTCGGCGGCACCTTGGTGCCTTCGAGTTTCTTATGTACCTTTATCTCGCGGCAGACTTCCTTCTTGGTCTTGGGATCTTCCCGGCAGACCTTCTTCATCTCACCACCGGCATGGACGTTGAATGCCAGCAACAGACTAGCGGCCACAGTTGCAGCCATGCGGATCAGTACCAGTGTGTTCATAGTTCCCCCTTACAGTTCAGGTTGTGGTGCTGCTGGTGGTGCTGCCTTGCCATTGAAGCCGGTAACTACAGGCGCTGCAGGCTCGAGCTGTGGCTCCATGCGCACGGGTGCGTGGGTCGGTGCCGGTGCCTTTGGAGCTGGTGGCTGCGGGTCAGTCCAATCGCTAGCCTTGGACACGCCAGGCGGTGGGTCGATCAGCTTGGCCACGCCGTCCTTGCCTTTGATGGCGAGGAGGGTCGCGAGGCTCCCGAGTACGTATTTGCTCATATCGGAAAGCAATAAAAAAAATTGCTTATCAGCAGGCGACATGAAATACGGTTGCGTCACAAACACAACTGAGTACATAGCCAAGCTCGACATCATCAGAATGACTAGACAAAACGTCGAGCCAATAATCAATTTGATGATGCTATCAATTAGGTCAGGTGTCCACTTCATGGTTTCTGTTCCTCCGGCTTTAGGTCTGCAGCAGGTAGCAATTGATCAGGACAGGTGCCGGTCACAGCACAGGTCGGACGCTGGCACTCAGGCTTGTTCCAGTTCTTATTGTCCTGGCATGGATAACGGAACCGATCCTCACAGCCAGAAAGCAGCAGAAAAATTAGCAGGTATCTCATCACACCCCCAGGACATGAAGCGCGTGCTTGTAATGCTTGATCCGGT